CCCTCCGCATACCGACTCCTGCCCCCCCGGCGTTTTCCGAGGCCTTTGTCGACCTCGCAGCGCGGCGTGCGGCCAACACTTACGAGCGTTACGAGACAGCGATCGCTTTATCTGCCTGTGCGGGTTTGGCGTGCGTTGGTGCAGCAGGCATCTGGACAGCTCGGATCTGGGCTGATTCATCCGATGCTACTGACTTCCGCGTGCGCATTCGTAGTGCGATTACCCGCTTGTTTGGCAGATCGCTTCGCTCAAATACTCGGAGAGAGATACAACATCACCTTGAAGTTGCTGAACGCAAGTCGCCACCTAACCATAGCCATGGAAAGGCTGCGGGCCTCCGCACTGGGGCCTCGCAAGCGATCGACGCGTTCGCGACGGGCAATGGGTACCAGGTCTACCCTGTTGGCATGTCTAACAGGGAATCGACTGCCGGGTTTCACCAATTCTACTCGGCTCGCGACGTGCTACACAACAACAGCATGTCGCCCGTGCTTGCAACATCCTTGCTCAAGTTTATCGACACCGATTACCATCAGGACATGTCGTATTGGGCAGGGTTCCAACGTCCGATGTTGCTGTACACTTTTGCGCCAATGGCTGTCGCTGGCGATGTTGAGGACGGTCACTTCACCATTGATGATGACACCGTTCAATACACAGTCAACGGCGGCGCAGAGTACAAGCACAAGATCTGGGACTACTCGACTGACTGGTTGGTCTTCGACAAGTGGTGGGGTGCCATCATATGTTCTACGGAGCATCGGCACGTTGCGGACACCCGCCGTATTGTCGCCATCATCCCCGAGTATGTGGTGTATGGACCAATCGCATGGCTTCTACCAGGACGTAGATTGCGCCGTGTCAAGTACCAAATCGCGCCCGGCATTAACCGTATTGATACCACGGACGCCGACGGCAAGCGATGGTGTTCCCTTGGGAGAGCCGGAAAATTCACCAGCGTCCGACTCCCCTACGACCTGCTGGAGGCAATTACCATCCGCTTCCGCGAGTCGAAGAAGGCGGAGATCTTCAGCGTCGAGCGCTACATCAGCCTCTTCCGCGAGATCTTCCCTATGCCATCAATCACAGCCGCGCTGCTCTATGACATACTCAGTGCGACTAAAGGGGACCTGCAGCCTGGGATGCTGCAAGCACGAGGAGGAGTACAACCACTCCGGCCCACTGGCTATCAACTTACGGGCCCTCCTCGTGACGGGTACTTTGTCACTGAAGACGGAAAGGACATTGGAAGGGTGGTCGGAGTTAGCATAACCGACGACCCCGCTGTCACCCCAAAAGAGTCATTTAACAACGACCTCGCCTGTATTATTGGGCGAATCGAGAGGGTGTACAATCAGGTTGTACCACCAGCAGTTTACTGCCGTTATGCTGCCGAGTTTGCTCGGCTTGTTGTTCCGGATGACATCGCCGGAACGGGGGCTCTTTGGTCGGAAGAGCAGGTGCTGGGCACACAGACGCGCCCGACACAGGTAGCAAAGAACCAGAAGGCGATGCCTTGGCTCACACACTACTTGGATGTCGTCATTGACGCGTTCATGAAGCACGAATGGTATGGTAAGGTCGCAGACCCGCGTAACATTTCCGCGGTGTCGGCGCAACACAATCTCCGCTTAGCGGCCTTTGTCTATCCATTCTGCGCCACCGTCATGAAGAACTATGACTGGTATATGCCCGGGAAGAGTCCCCAAGAGATTGCAAAGTGCGTCACCACCTATTGCCGTCAATTCGATGTGGTCTCTGAGACCGACTACTCGAGGTGGGACGGAACCGTTTCCATCTGGATGCGATGCTATCTCGAAAGAGCCATTTTTCTACGGTGGGTACAACCAAAATACAGGCAAGAACTAGCTGGCCTGTTTGACGCTGAAGTTGGGGCGCGGGGGCGCTCCAAGCACGGTATGCCATACAAACCACTCGGTACGCGGTTGAGCGGCTCACTCTTAACATCAGTGGGCAACACACTCGACAACGCGGGTTTGGTGTACTGTGCGGCTCGTAAGGCCGGGTGCTCAATATCGCAATCCTGGGCCATGATCGGGCCTGTATGCGGGGACGACGGTGTTACCGGCCTCGCTGCAGTCGCGATGGAACTCAGCTCGCACGATGTCGGTGTGAAGCTGAAGTGTATCACTCGGCAGCGTGGTGACCATCTCATGTTCCTGGGTCGCCTCTTTGGTGACCCTTGGACGGCCGACTGGAGCGTACAAGATCCACCCCGCACGCTGCGAAAGCTTCATTTGTCTCACGCATCGAAAGACGTACCCAATCATGTCGCTGCTTTCTATCGCGCATCTGGCTACCTCTCCCTCGATCCAGCTGCTCCACTCACCTCCGCATGGTGTCAGCGTACCCTTGATAAACTATCTCGGGATTCGCCTGGAGTTGCTGCTGATGCCCAAAAGTACCGAGACCTCGTCCGGTGCGACGTACCTTATTTCGTCAGTGGACCAAACGAAACAACAGGAGGCACTTGGCCCCAACCGCAACCTGATTGCCCTCTTCTCTGGCAACGAGTGGCGGAATCAATTGGAGTCGATAGTGCCCAGGTTCATCAATGGGATGAGCTCATTCGACTGGCTGGAACAGATGAGGAAATCACCGGCCTCATCAGCCTTCCGAAAGATGCTCCGGTCCCCGGTGCCATCATCGACGACGGAGATTGCCTCCACCATCCAGGCACTCCTGATCCAAGGCCTCGCCTCCCAACAGCTGGCGTGGTCAAGTCAAGGTACGGTGCTATGTGCGACGCTCAAGAACACGCGAGCGGAAGCACTGAGCGGCACAGCCCTCCCCCAGTTCGAGCTGATCCACCAGGACCAACTGGAATTTCGCCGGGCGATCACACCCGGCGCCAAAGTGCACCCCGAGCTTCTCTCGGGCCTCGCAAACCACGTGTGGTTGTCGCGGCCAAGCACTTGAAAGGGAAAATTCCCAGTCCAAAGGTGAAGAAATGATCCTGTGACCAATGAC